TTAATACTTTGAAATAATCCAAGAAAAACAGAGCCTGCGTGGCAGCTTCGTAGAGCGACAACTCCTCGGTGTCCTCAATATATTCAATCGGATGCAGCTGCGACCAGTATTTCAAAATCTTGTCTTCTGTTGGGTGCTTAAACGGCTGCGGCTCAACGCTTTTGTTGCGCTTCATATTCTTTCCTTTGTTGGATGTGTTTGGCGATGTTTTCACAGATCAATCTCGCAAGTGTTATATGTTCAGTTGTTACAGATGAACTGGCTTTTGCCCGCTTTTCATAATGTTTCAGCACTTCGGCGCACAACTCTGCACACGCCTGGCGTTCTACCTCCATCGCCCTGAAGGCATAGGCTTTCATCTGCTCTTTTGTGTAACGCGCTTCGAGGGGGCTTCCGGGGTGTGGCAAACGCGGCGGCTTAATCACGGTTGACCTTTTGGAGAACGACTTGGTAGCCGACGTGAAAGATGGATATTTGCGGAGCGCAAATGTTGATGAACGCATCTATTGCCATCTTTGGCCTAAGAAGCGGTTGCCGAGGGTCGCCCCACAGATAATCATCAAACACCATCAGGCCGCCTTCAACCAACAGTTCCCACGCCATCGTTGCATCCCGAAGTACGTCATGCGCTTCATGGCTACCATCGATATAGATAAAATCCCAGCCATCTTCGGGGCGGTGAAAACGCAGATACCGACTGAGCGCGCTGGATGACTTCTCTCGAATGGTGTAAACGTTGAGCTGCGGAATCTTGGTTTTCCATAACGCCTTAACAATGTTGAGATCGAACCGGCTCTTGACCATATCCATGTCGATCTGACTATGTTCGCGGCCACCTTCCCATGTGTCGATGCAGTAGAGCGAGTCCTCCGGCGTCATCATGTGTTCCATGATCCATACCGCGCTACGACCCTCGAACGAACCGATCTCCATAAACTTCCGCTTGGGCCGCTTGGGGAGGTGCTTCACAAAAATTGGCCACAGCTTCTCGCCATAGATAAACCAGTTCTCCGTAAACTCGTATTCTTCGCTAGGCTTCATTTGATCTCCAGATCCTGTATGCGCTCTGTTAGCACCGCCCCCAGGTCTTTGCCTTTGATAGCCACCATCTGCGCCTCCGGGCAGTCATAGACCACCTTGGCCGCGTCTTTGATGCCTTTGTTGAAACCAGAGGTGTAGGCATCCTTGCCATCCAGAATCATCACAATGGCGTCACGAATAAGCGCCGATGCTTTGCGATCTCGTGCCAACCGTTTAAGCCTGGCGTGATGCTCCGCAGGGATGTAAACGGAATACGGGACTAGCTTTCGTTCCATCGATTAAACTCCGTATAAACAGATTCAAGTCGGATTCGCGCCTCATGGTTGGTCCGCAGATCAACCCTGGACGGAATGCCAAGGAACTCCCTCAACCAGTCCGTAGCTTCCCGCTCTGTTGGCTCCATGATCTGATTGTCTTGGTGCAGGTATTCCCAGAAGCGCGGATCTCGACACAGCATGGCCGCAATCCGAAGAGCGCGCTCGCCGGCGAACTCGTCTTGCCGGTCGATTGGCTGCTCTGTGCCGTTCAAACGCACCATCACAACCTGATAGCGCGACCCCACAAAGTCGCGCAGCAGGTCTTCTGGAATTTCGTCGGGGTGCATGCAGAGCGTCAGCACATACCCCGTCTTATCCTGCTTGAGAGCAACCTTGATTGCTTCAAATTGCAGGGTCTTCAAAATGGCAGCTCCTCGTCCGGCTCTTGGCGCTGCTCAATCGTCCTCGGCTTCGGCGCAGACTTCTCAAACGGCGCCGAGATGTTGACAGACAGGCACTCCTTGTTGGCAATCGTCTTGTGCCATCCTGCGACTTGCAGCTTCACTAGGTTGCCGTGCGTCTTGTCGCACATGTCCTGGAGGAACAGGCGGTCAATGAAAACCTCGCCGCGCATGTCGGGTTGGTTGTCGGCGGTCTTTTTGAAGTTCGGCCACAGCGTGCCGGTGTTGGGTTTGGGGACGTAGTTACTCATGCAAATTTCGCCTTGGTTTGTGTGAACTGGGCCATCAATGACTTGAAGAACACGGCGTCTTGGGCCTTGACCGCATCGAACAGTTGCTTGTTCTTCTTGAAGATCTGCATCACGTCGGCTTCGCTGGTAGCCATATCGAGCGCCAACATGGCCGCGCTTTCTACGGCGGCTTTCCATTCTTCAGCATCGCCTTCAGGCTGCAAGCGAACCTTGATCTGCCACTCGCCTGGCTGCCCATCAATCCGCGCAGGGGGCCGCGGCTTGACCTCCGGCTGCTTGACCTCCGGGGGTGAGGCGTCGATGGCATCCGCTTCAACCACCTCCATGGCCGCCATCCAGAGATAGCGCCGCTGGTAGGACTGAACCGCTCCAAGGTTCTGAATCGGGTGCGCCCCCTTGAGTTGCGCCTCGGACATGGGGCTGCTGATCACCACCTGTTGACCATCCTCGGTGTCTGTGATGGTGAGCGTGGCCATATCATTGTTAAAGGAGACAACACTCGCAAGGCCCAGCTCGTAGAAGATCGCCTGCGTCTGTGGCAGGAAATCCGCCAGCTCGAAGTATTTGTAGCCGGCGAACTTGTTCTCCCCGGACTTCTTCAGCTCTGTGCCCAGCAGCTTCATCCGGGCCTTCATCAGTTTTGTCAGTACGGGCATCACTCACCCCTTTGTTCAAACGCAACGATGTCGGTTTTGGGTTCTGGCTTGACTTTCTTTGGGCGCCCCGGGCCGCGTTTGCCCGCCGGACGAACCACAACTGGCTTCTCAGGCTTGGGTTTCTTAGAGACTTCTAGCTCGATCAGCTTGGCCAAGTAGTGCCGCGCTTTCTGGAGATCCTCTAGCCCGCCCTTTTCCCGGAACCGGCTGACGTACTTGACGACGCATCCTTCCAAGTACCCCAGGCCGTTAGCCGAGATGTAATCCCACGGCTGAATGGCCTTCAGTTTGTAATGCTCGCCACCGATTTGCTGATTGTTTGCTGCCATGACTTACTCCTTGTTTTCAATCCAACCGTCTTGGTAATCACGCCATTGCTGGCAATAGGTGTTCACTGCACAAAAGGTCGCGCAACGAGTTCGCTCCCCGGGCCTGATCTCGACTTCATAGTCTTTGCCTAATGCTTCGGCTGTGCTGATAGCTTCTGCCTCAGACTGATGCAGAGACTTGGCGCGGACGTTGCCCTTCTTGCGGACTGCATAGACCGTGGGCTTCTCCCACATTTCCTCGGGCGTACAGAACGGCAGGGTTTCGCCGGCCTCGATGGCGAACTCACATGCCGAATGCTGGGCGATCCGGTGCAGCACATACGACTCGCGCTCTTCCGGTGCCCACAGTTTGATGGGCAGTTCTTTGACTGGCGCTTCTGGGTATCCCTCGCGGTTGCCAGCCTCCCGGCGGCTCCAGTCACGGATGATGGCCACAATGCCCAGATCCCGGACGGGCAGTTTCTTCTCTCGCTCGATCAGCCAAGCGTAGATGTTGAGCTGCTGCTCCCATTCGATCTTGTCATTCATCACCGCCCAGGCGCTGGTGGTCTTGTAGTCGCGGACAGAGATGCTGCCGTCTGCGTTGACAATCTGAAGATCCACGGCGCCGCTGATGTGCCAGCCATCTATCTCAGAGTGAATGCGTTGTTCGATGATGTGATTTTCGTCTTTGCCGTGTTCAAGCACTTTATGCACTGCTGACCCGAACACCGACCAGATCATGTCGGCCACGTCCTCCTCTAGTTCATCCGCAAACTTCTCGCTTAACGCGACAATTTTTGGACTGTTGATAAGCTGCGTCACCGAGCGGTGCGCCTTCCCTTTGCTGTAGGTTGGCCGCTGCAAAACGTTCACGAACGTCTGCGGCAGGTTGTACTTGTTGGTAAGCCTCACGATGGCCCTCGCGTGTTGAACAGGCAGCCATTGTGTCTGGCATTTTTGGCGTTGTCAATAGGTTGTACCCATATGCTCTCATGTGTTGCGTCGCATCTCTAACACTGTTATAGTTGGGAATGAACACACCCATACAGCTCCTGCTCCCGTGGCCGCCCAGCGTCAACAACTATTGGCTGGCGCGAGGCAACACGCGGTTCATCAGCGCAGCCGGCAAGGCGTTTAGGCGTGACGTGGCGGACATCTGTGCCGATGCCGACGTGATTGGATTAGAGGGGCGCCTGGCCGTCCATGTGGCGCTGTTCCCGCCGGACAAGCGGGCGCGAGACATCGACAACATCCTGAAGGCATTGCTCGATGCCTGCGAACACGCAGGGTGCTATGTGTCAGACAACCAGATTGATGAACTGCATGTGATCAGACAGGAAGTGCAACGGGGTGGCCGCTGCACTATCCTCATCCTTCCCATCATCTGACCACTTCGCGGCGCAGCTCCTTGACCGGCTCAAGTATCTCGTTGCGGATGCGCCTGAGTTCATCGATCTCCTGGCGGCGCTCTTTCGGGGTCATGTCTTTGGCCTTGGTTTCTCCAAGCCTGCGAATCTCAACGTTGATGTCCTTAAGATCGTTCTCGGTGGAGTTGATGTACTCGTACATGGAAACCACATCGCCGTGCTTCTCCAGGTACGCATCTGCCGCATCGTAATCCTCGCGGTCAACCATCTTCTTCCACGTCTTGTACTTGGCAAAGACCAGCTCTTTGAAGTCGTAGAACAGATCCTCTCGGCCTCGCGGAACCTCGTCTCTCATAAAGCTACCAGTAATCGGCTGCTCCCGAGGAGTTAACTCCGGCCTCGTCTCTGCGGCCACCCCAATCGAGTTGGTGACCCACTGTGCCATGGCACCGGCGGTTCCGAAGATGCCTCGAACCAGATGGTCAGCTTCTATCGGGCTGACCACGCGCTTGTCCGTCCCCGGGATGGCCAGCATGGCGCTGATCTTCTTGCCAAGCTCTGACGTGGTGGCGGTGTATTGTTCTGCCGCCTCGACGTCCTTCAGCCCTTCGGGAACCACGGGGCGCCCAGTAAAGAAGTCGTGTTTGATTGCCACTTCCAACAGGGGCTTCACGCCAGCAGGGATAGGCTCCGGGCCGAGCAGCATGTCCCGTGCGGCCTCGCCCAGGGCTTTGCGCAGCCGGCGGCGATCCATCTCGTTCTCGGTGCCCTCTCGCGTAACTTTGTTATAGATAAGCTCCGGGATGGCTTTGAAGAAGAACGCCGCGCTGGTGTTCATCGGCAGGATAATCTTTGTGCCCGGGATGATGATGTTCTTCAGCTTGGTCTGGTCGTCCAGCTCGTCGTAATCAGGATCGGCTCCAGCCATCATGGCGTACAGGATCATCAAACTCGACAGCAGCGCGCCGGTGATTGCCAATCTGGCAAGTGCTTTCTGCCGGCTCATGCCTTTTAGCCCGCTGCCCGCAAGCGC